GTGAGCAGCCGACCACCAAGTATAAGAACGAGCTTGCTGTGGATGGGGATTTATCTTATCTCAATCTAGACTGGACACCGGTCCCGGTAATACCCAAGTTCGTGGACATTGTTGTTAATGGAATGTCCGATAGAATGTTCAAGCCAAAGGCTTATGCTCAAGATGCAATGTCTCAGTCAAATCGAAACCGCTATCAGAATATGATGGAGCAGCAGATGGCCGGTAAGGACATTCTTGAGATCATTCAGAGAAAGACAGGGGTCAATCCTTTTCTATCAAATCCTGACGAGCTTCCCGAAACTGACGAAGAATTGTCGCTACACATGCAGCTTAACTATAAACCTGCTATAGAGATAGCGAATGAGGAGGCAATCAATACCATGTTTGATGTCAATCATTATGACGAGGTAAGAAAAAGATTGGACTACGATCAGACAGTGCTCGGTATATCGGTGGCCAAACATGAGTTTCTTCCCGGCGCAGGCGTCAAGATATCCTATGTAGACCCCGCCAATGTGGTTTACAGCTACACTGAGGATCCATATTTCAGAGATTGCTTTTATTGGGGAGAGATCAAGACCCTCCCCCTTACTGAGCTTTATAAAATAGATCAATCGATCACCAAGGAGCAACTTCAAGAGATCTCCCAATACAGCCAGGGGTGGTATGACTACTACAATGTTGCTAGGTTTTATGAGAATAGCGTATTCTTCAGAGACACTTGCACGTTGATGTACTTCAACTACAAGACCACCAAGAAGATTGTATACAAGAAGAAGAAGCTAGACAACGGCGGAACTAGGTACATCCCAAAAGATGACACATTCAATCCTCCGATGGAGATGATGGAGGAGGGTAATTTCGAAAAAGTCGAAAAAATAATAGACGTTTGGTACGAGGGCATCATGGTCATGGGGACAAATATGTTGCTGAAATGGGAGCTTGCGACCAACATGGTCCGCCCAAAGTCAGCAACACAGCATGCTATTCCCATGTATGTTGCCTGTGCACCAAGAATGTATAAGGGTACTATTGAGTCATTGGTCCGCCGAATGATTCCATTTGCTGACCTGATTCAAATCACTCACTTGAAGTTACAACAGGTTATCGCCAAGGTCGTGCCCGATGGTGTATTTCTTGATGCCGATGGAATCAATGAAGTAGATCTTGGGACAGGGGCCGCGTATAATCCGGAAGACGCGCTGCGGCTTTACTTCCAAACGGGTAGCGTCATTGGAAGAAGCTACACTCAGGACGGTGAGTTCAATAACGCCAGGATTCCTATTACTCAGCTCACATCTAATTCAGGGGCATCAAAGACTCAGATGTTGATTGGTAACTACAATCACTATCTCGGCATGATACGTACTGTGACTGGCCTGAATGAAGCTAGGGATGGATCCAATCCTGATCCCAATTCTTTGGTTGGTCTTCAGAAGCTAGCTGCTTTGAATTCTAATACAGCCACTAGGCACATACTTGAGGCGGGCTTGTTTATCTATAAGTCACTGTCTGAGGCTATAACCTATAGGGTTTCGGATATACATGAGTACTCAGACTTTAAGGATGAGTTCATCAATCAGATAGGAAAATACAATGTGTCTATACTTTCTGAGATATCTGATTTGTACATATATGACTTTGGGATATTCATAGAGGTGTCTCCTGATGAGGAGCAGAAGGCTCAGCTTGAGGCCAATGTACAAATGGCATTGTCAAGAGGTGACATTAACCTAGAGGACGCTATAGATATCCGTGAGATAAAAAATCTGAAACTAGCTAATCAGTTGCTCAAGCTCAAGAGAACAAACAAAGAGCAGAGAGAGGAGAAGATGGCTATGCAAAAGCAGGCAATGATAGCTGAGCAACAGCTTAGGTCTCAGGAGATGGCAGCCCAAGTTTCCATGCAGAAGATCCAAATGGAGACTGAGTCCAAGATCCGAATTAAACAGGCTGAGGTAGCTTTCGATGTCGACAAAATGAAACAGGAAGCAATGCTCAAGTCAAGCCTTATGGATAAAGAGTTCAATTACAGTCAGCAACTAGCAAGGATAAATGCCGAAGCGTTAGGATATAGAGAGACAACAAAGGAAGAGTCGAAAGACAAGAGAATCAGTATACAGAATACCCAACAATCAAAACTTATAGAGCAAAGAAAAAACAATTTACCGTCAATAAACTTTGAGTCCAACGAAGATAGTCTAGATGGCTTTAGCTTCCAGGAGTTCTCACCAAGATAACGGTATTGATTTTTTTCATACATTTGCCTAAATCAAATTTAATCGAATGGAAAACATTAAGGTAAGAATAGTAGAAGACACTGAGCAAAAAGGTGTTGCGGAAAAAGAAGCTGAGCTTCTTGCTAAGCATGAAAAAGAACAAGCGGCAGCAGTAGTGGATTTGTCTACTACTATTGAAAACAAAGAAGTGCCCGCAGTAGGTGGAGACGATCCAGTTGCGCAGCAGGACTTGAAGGAAGAAGATGTTCTTTCTTACCTTGGAAAAAGATACAACAAGCAGATTAATTCATTTGATGAGTTAATGGCTGAGCGCCAATCAGGGGAAGAGCTTCCGGAAGATGTGGCTGCTTACATGAAATACAAGAAGGAAACCGGCCGAGGATTTGAGGATTTCTTGAAACTCAAGGAGGATTATGAATCAATGGATGGTGACCAGTTATTGAAGAATTATCTTCGCATGACTCAAGAGGGATTGGATGACGATGACATCGAGACACTCATGCAGGACTATAAGTATGACGAGGATATTGATGATGATCTAAAGATTAAAAAGATCAAGATCGCCAAGAAGAAGGTTATTACGGACGCAAAAAAGTTCTTTACTGAACAGAAGGAGAAATACAAGCTGCCTCTTGAGTCAAGGGGATTAGCAATCTCTGACGAAGAGAAGGAAGAGTTTGAGGCGTATCGCGAATATATACAGAGAGCTAAGACAGCTGATGAGGAGACCAGTCGTAAGCGTCAATGGTTTGACCAAAAAACGAACGAAGTGTTTAATCAAGAATTCAAAGGTTTTGAGTTTGAGGTGAACAACAAGAAGGTAGTCTTTTTGCCAGGTGATTCTACCGAATTAAGAAAGGCACAGTCAACTCCATCGAACTTCATAAGCAAGTTCTTAGATGAGAAGACTGGGCTCATGAAAGATGCGGTGGGCTATCACAAGTCCTTGGCTATCGCAATGAATCCGGACAAGTTCGCCAAGTTCTTCTATGATGAGGGAATGGCAGCTGCAACGGAAGCTAGTCTCAAGGGAATAAAAAATATAGATATGACCGAGAGACGAACTCCTGAGATTACAAAAACAACCGAGGGAGTACAGGTTAAGGCGATGAATCCTGACTCTGGAAAGAGTCTTAAAATCCGCAGCAAAAAACAAGTTTAACTTTTAATACCTAAAAAGATATGGCTCTTTTAAGTTCACCGACATTCGCTCTTCAGCCTGCCGCCGAGCAGGTTGCGTTGTCGACAAATTATATCACCAACTTCAACTTCCTCAATCAGTATCTTCCTGATACTTACGAGAAGGAGTTTGAGCGCTACGGTAATCGTAGTATCGCGTCCTTCCTACGTATGGTAGGAGCTGAGATGCCGTCCAATTCTGACCAAATCAAATGGGCTGAACAAGGCCGTTTGCACATCAAGTACACCAACTGTACTTCAGGTTCAGCAGCAGCTTCTTCTACAGCTACATTTACTGTGGCTGACTCAGGAGTTACTTTTGTGGCTATTCGTATTGGCCAAACGCTAATGATTCAGAACAACACTTCAGGTGTGTTCAACAAAGCAATCGTTACCGCTGTTCCGTCTGCTACCACTTTCACTGTTGCCTACTATGAAGCGGGCGGACAGGCGTTTGCGATCTCCACTGCTTGTACTGTATTCATTTACGGTTCAGAATTTAAGAAAGGAACCAACGGAATGGTTGGCTCTTTGGAAGCTGAAGATGAGATCTTCTCAAACAACCCCATCATCATCAAAGACAAGTACGCCGTAAACGGATCGGACATGGCTCAGATCGGATGGGTTGAAGTGACCACTGAGAATGGCGCTACTGGATACTTGTGGTATCTTAAGTCTGAGCACGAGACTCGTTTGCGTTTCGAGGATTACCTTGAGACCTCAATGATCGAGGCGGTTCCTGCTGCAACAGGATCAGGTGCTAAGACAGCGGGTATGATGGGATCGGAAGGTGTTTTCTACGTAGTAAACCTTCGTGGAAACGTATGGGGTGGTGGTACACCAACAACCCTACCTGACTTGGACACTATCGTGTCACGTCTTGACAAGCAAGGAGCGATCGAA